TACCACGTTCTGTAAATATGGAAATAATTAAAAATAGGAATGAGCAAATTTCCATGGGTAATAATGTACTTTCAAATCATAATCAATATGAAAAAATGGAAAATTTTTGTAAATTGTTACGCAAAACAACAGCTCCTGCAATAGTGAATAATGAATTCCAAAAAATTCAAAGAATAGTTAAAAATGATATTATAATCGAAAAATTGCAATTTGACCCATATGCAAATGGTGAGACGGTGAGAGGATTCAATACTGTGAAGTGTGATAGTTGTGCAACACTCGTACTTAAGAGCAATAGAAACAAAAATAAAAACTTTAAATGTGTGAAATGTGGGCACTCAAATTTAACAATCGTATTTAAACCTGCGTGGAATGATCAAAAAGAAAACAGAAATTGTCAAGATTATGGAAACACGAATGGAGAACTTAAAATAGAAGGTTGTGACTTTATAACAAATAAATTTCAGAGTGCAAAGACATTGCTGTTGAAACAAAAAGTATTATTTGGATTAATAGATATATTTGAACAGACTGACATGACATTTCAACAATTTTATAAGATATTTAAAAGAGCGGGAATTACAAAGCGTATATGGTCATCATTATTAACAAATGAATATTTATCAAGTATTATGTTTCACCCTAAAAATCCACATCAGAATTTGTTGTTATCTAAGATATATGTGGATTTTGAAGGTAAGATGTACATACCTGATGATCCTGAGTTACAAAATATATTTTTATTTGGAAAAAAGAAAAAGAGACCAGGTGGAAAGTATGTATTGCGAGTGATAAATGATGGTAGACAATGTCAAGTTGCCATGATGTCTAGAAAAACATTGCAATCAAAAGAATTTCGTGATAGTAATTTTTTATTTTATTATGGAAAATACCTGATGGTGGCGAGCTACAACTTGATGGACAAGTTATGTCGTGAAGAAGAAGAATTGGATATGTACTTAAATGGTTTAATAGAGAAACAAGAAATTAGCTCTTCTGATGATTTGGAAATGGATAAATACAAGAGTTTCAAAGGTCTAAATATTGTAGATGACATAATGACAAATTTTTGTAAGTTTTGTGGTTATAATGGTCATTCTTCCAAGCAGTGTACAATTAAATCAAAAGTGCGTGATGACTTTGATTATAATGCTATGAAAAGAATGGAGAAACACCAAGCCAAGACAAGTAGGGAACAAGAAAAAGAAGGTAGAAATATTATTAAGAAACCCAAAGCACCTTATAGAAATGATTCTATTGATCCAAAGAGAAATTCTACGGAAGACATGTTGGAGAAAGCAGATAAGACTGGAAAAACCCAAGAAGGAGAGATGAAGAGATTAAATAAGGACTATGATATTAATGATTGGTTAGAGAGTGCAGATTCTAAAGATGAAAATGACAAGTTTGATTACGAACCATCTTATTCTAATAAAAATTGTGAGGAAAATCTGGACGGTAAGTATGATAATGAAAATCAGAAAGAGAGAGATTTACTACTCAGGCAGATGCTAGAATTTACAGGCAAAGTACCAATGATTTCGAATTTTAATTTACCTAATTTGACTGCATTAGGAATAGGATCTTTATTTTCAATATTCTCTCTAGCACTTGGAGTGCAAATAATACCTGCAATAGGCCTTGCATTGGGATCTTCCTTGGTTATTCCATATTCTTCAATCATGGAGGCATCTAGAAATGGCAATGGATTGATACGAAACATAATATATTCGATATTCTCGAAAATTAAAAATGTGTTTGATTTGAATACATATTTCAACGAGGAACAAACATGGAAATTAATAGAGTATGTATTGGAAGATATGGACTTTGATGGTAGACCTGATGAAAATAAAAAAACAACATTATATCATAGTGACCCTAGGTTGGTTAGATTTGATGTTACTACAAAATTAGTTCCTAAACATAATATTTTTTCTGAATTTATATATAGTGTCCTGAAGATGATACCAGATGACATAAAAGGATACTTTGGATTGGATTTTGTTAAACACTTGGAGTATCGACCTTTAATTTCATTTGAAATGTTAACCCAAATTGTGACATCGAGGATTGCACCGACAAATTATAAATTCAACTTAAACAAGGATAGATTGCATATGGCAGGTGGTTCATTAATAGGAACAAATTATGATAGAAATATGGTTCTTGAGGGCCAGCACGTAGTGGATAATACAATTAAAGCCTCGATCGTATTGCACTCTAGTATCAGGAGGAAATTGAAACAAAAGACAAGCCAATTTAAATGCAGGAAAAACGTCATTTTGAGAGGATATAGAGATGGTGAAGTACAGATGCCGAAAATTCCTAACACTAAAGACAATGCCTTCATGAAAATAAATAAAGGATACAAACATGACCCCTATAAACGGCCTGCAATATCAGCTAGATTAATTACGAAATTCCCTTATGCAAAATATAGACCAGACCCAGAAGATGTTAATAATGTTAAGGCCGCTATTGCTCGGCGTATGTTTTACAAACCACCTACTCCAAATAGAGAGAAATTGCAAAAATTAAAAGAATTTAATTTAGAAGTAATGAAAACACTCCTCAAGCCTATAAAATACGATGCTGACACATCATTTGAAACATGGTTGAAAAAGACAAATTATAACGAAGCGAGAAAACAACAATTAAGAGATGTCTATCAAAACATGCCCACCCACATGTCAGATCATGCACGTAAAGTGGATGCCTTTATCAAGGATGAAGATTACCCTAAACCTAAAATTCCCAGAGGAATATATTCGAGAACTGACGAATTTAAAGTTAGAATTGGACCATATACAAAATTAATGGAAGAGATTGTTTATTCCTTAGAATATTTTGCGAAACACATTCCAGTTGCACAGAGACCGGAGTGGTTAAAAGAATTTTTGGGAGTAGCTCAAGAATATATGTCATCGGATTATGTATCCTATGAAAGTCATTTTGTTGCTGAGATCATGGAAGTGATGGAATTAGATTTGTACAAATATTTGTTGTCAGAACTACCTGAAGGCACTGAAATTTATAATTTAATGAAGACTGTATTGAAAGGTGTCAACTTAATTGAATTTAAAAACGTGACAGCCTGTGTAGAAGCGTGTCGAATGTCGGGAGAGATGACTACTTCGTTGGCAAATGGATGGGTCAATCTAGTGATTACGTTATTTATAATGAGTGAAAATGGAGAAGATTGGAAGAAAATTAAAACAGGTGTGGAAGGAGATGATGGATTAACAGCAATAACTGGTTATCGACCTAACAATCAAGATTACGCAGAATTGGGCTTTACCGTTGAATTGCAATTTTTTGATAACATGAACGAAGCCTCGTTTTGCGGGATGATATACGATGTCGATGAAAAAGTAGTAGTTAAAGACCCACGTGATATATTGGCAGGATTATTTTGGACCAATCGCAAATATGTATCAGCTTCTTATGCGATTCAGTTGCAATTGTTTAGATGCAAGGGTTTATCCACTCAGTATTCGTACATGTCTATGCCAATCATAGATGCTGTATCAAAATGGATGATAAGAAACACTGAAGGGGTGACCTTTGATATGGAGATAATTGATGATATGTATAAGAAAAATGAATTCGTGAAAAATAAAAATTATTTTGACAAACATCCAGAGCTGCACAATAGGATAATAGGACAAGGCACCAGGAAGTTAGTTGAGAAAATGTATAATATTCCGGTTGAAACTCAAATAAAAATAGAAGAATATTTTAATAATTCTAATGACATTCATGAAATAAATTGCCCTGAACTTGATTTAATAATGCCAATAGAATGGAGGCAAAATTATGAACAATTTGCTGAAGAGATAAATGTCTTAAACCAAGAGGAAATAATGTATTCATATAAATTTTATGGAGCTAGACCTGATTGGATGGGTTACTCATTTGATGATAAAAATAATTGGGACCTTAACAAGAAAAACCCTGTAATAACTGAGGCCATGAGAATAAAACATGAACCTAGAGCATTGAGATTACCAACAAAAAATAAAAAAATAAGAGATGAGAAAATAATAATAGATGAATCGAGTGACAATCCTCAAATGGAAGGAATATACAATTACTTTATCAAACCAATAGTCGATGACCTTAACGACAATAAAAATGTTGATTCAGAAAGTACTTCATCGTTCAGTGGAAAAGAGTTGCGTCCATTAGTTAAGAATAATGAATGGTCGTATGT